TGTCGTTGTATCGGTTGTGACAAGTGTAGGAACAGCAAGTCTATTATTTAAACTGCCGTTTATTTCAGTAATTTTATCGTCCAGTGCCTTTCCCTGCCGGGCATCCAAACCAAATCCGGCTTCTGTGGTTGTAAGGTTGTTGATTAAGTTCGCCGCTGGAAATGCACCGTTAATTTTATCTTTTAATGTATCAGACAACTTTATAACATTGTTGACCTGATCCATTGTAAGCGTTGCGCCATCAATGTTAACTTTAAGCGTTCCATCTTCTGCAATCGAAAGTCCGTCTGTCGGTTTCACAATCCCGGCATCCTCTTTCGTTGCGATTGCACCAGCACCGCCCACGATAGACTTAGACCAATACTCTGTATTGCTCGTTGCCGTTCCTGCTGGAACTTCCTTTTTTGCGAAATAAAGCGTATTGTTATAAGTCACTGCATCCAATCTCTTATATGTAGCATCTGCGCTCCAATCGCCCTTTGGCACAATTGCCACTCTTCCTGCTATAGCCATTTAAGCCACCTCCCAATTTAAATTTCCGTCATTGTCAACGACAAAGTTATAAGCAGAATTGTCCGTGTAAATCAACTCCCCATCCTCATTCACATCAAATTCTGTCATTGTGAGTTTCTTGTTAATCTCGCTTTCGATTCCCTGCGCCCGATCTGCGCTGTCCTTGGCTTCTGTAGCAGATTTTGCCGCGTTGGTTTCGGATTCTCCTGCACTTTTGGCAGATGCTACAGCCTTTGCAGATTCAACCTTAATGTCTGCAAGATAATCCGGGCGCAGATGCTTTTCTTGGATACTTCCCTCTTTCACGATTGCGGACACCTTACCGTCACTGCCGATTGCAAATGCGATTGTATCAGAATCGAGAAATTCATACTCTGTAATCAGAGATGATAAGTCCACATTCTGCACTGTGCCATCGTCAAGCGTGATTACCAACTGCTGACTTTCCGGATCATACTTGAAGTTGACTGCCAGCTTCTCCAACTTGGTATCAATGACCGCCTTGGAACCGTTCATCTTAACGACCGTCAGCGTTCCGTTGGATTCATCCCAAAGTATTTCCTTTACAAGTTCGTTAGCTTTGGTCAAGTCAACTTTTGTGGTATCAAGTGCACACACACGATCGTCGATTGCATCAATGCCGCCCTCTATGTTGTTCAGCCTATCTCGATTGATTGCGGTTTTTTCACTTGGAAAATTCTCCCAATGCTCACGGCTATAGATTTTCTGATATGCCATCTAATCACTTCCTTTCTAATGCGGATAGTCTGTGTTCAAAATCGTTACACCTGTTCTGCAGTTTCTGTATCATGGCAGTGTTAAGCGCAATAAACTCTTGATAGCACAATGTATACATATCATTTGCTCCACCATTCTGCTTTAAGAATTTTTCCCATTCCTCGTTAGATTCAAAATCTTTTTCGGAGAATACCGCATGTTCCAGTCCGTAAAACTCATTTTCAGATATGTCACAATCCGTCATTGCCTGTTCAACATCCTGCGCAACAAATCCCATGTGCATTTTCTCATCATTTTCTATGAGCCGATATTCCATCGGTTGCAGCAACTCAAAAAATCTCTCAAACCGATCATCCTCTAACAGTTTTCGAAAATCCTTTTTCTTTCTGCCATCAGACGTTGTTTTCCAACCACCGGAAGAATACCCTCCGGCAAATGGATTGGGGTTAGTTCCACAGTACACAGAACTAGAACTTGGGATTAAATTTCCGTTGTCTGAAATTCGTACATAATCGGATAGTCCAATACCTTGCAAATAATGCGCGGTTGATGCCATTATACACTGCCTTGCACTTTCTGCAGTTGTTGCAGAGTCTGCGGTTGTCGCATGATCAGCCGTACTTGCATGATCCCCTATGGCTTCCCCATTTTGATCTGTTACAGAGTTTAGGTCAATGCGTATGTTTTGCAGCATTGGCCTTCCTCTTGCATCGAGTCCAATAATTACAATGTCATCGCCAAGAGACGTTGCAATAAAATTCAGAGAATCAATAATTGACACTCGTCCATTCCCGTCAAGCTGGAAGTTATTACTTTCAATTATGAGCCTGTTTCCACGAAGCATAATCTGGTCAGCGCTTGCATTGATCATCGAAATAACTTGATCGTTCTCATCTCTGCCTAACTTTAATTCCAAGGACGCATCCAATTCGCCTTCTGCTTTTTGTGCTCGATTGACTTCTGCGGAAATGCTCTTTGCGGTCTGCTCAAATTTAGAGCTTGTCTGTTGCTCCAAATCCTCGTATGTTGATAACAGATGGTCTGCGTTCCTCTCTAGCTTTCCGGTACGTCTTTCAACGCTTTCAATCGTGTCTCTGATAGAATTAACCTTTGCAGAGTGTGTCTGCGTGCCCTGTGCCGAAATCGAATCTCTCTTGCTTTGTACTCCGGTTAGGGTACGTTGCAACAGATACGTTTCAACAATTTCTCTTGTGGTATTGAACCGGATGGGTTCGCCAAGTGTCAGACATGGATTTCCGACACAAGTGCAACTTTTAATCGGTGTATATACCGCCTGTTTCATAATCGGCAATAGGTTATTTGCAATCTGTTCCAGCTCCGCTCCGGTCTTGTCTGATACAAGAAAGTTTCCTGTAATCGAATAGTTGTTTCCGGAAGTTCCAACAATAGAACCGGCATTATCTTCGCTTGTCTTGATTTCAAGCTGCGTGATTGCCCTGCTTTGGAAGTCCTCGTAATCAAACGTAATGTAGTGTCCGGTCATGGACTCTGTGTTTGCATCAGACGGAAACAAATTGTCAGACGGAAACAAATCTTCTGCCGGATAAAGTGCGCTTGTGATTGCTTTCAGAAAGACATACTCAAACTTGCCATTCCGGTTGATATTACCAAAGCATCCGTTAATCTCACAGATTGCAGTTACAACGGTTTTTCCACTGATAGCGGATTCTTCTGTTACCGCACTTGAATCGTCCGTCTGTGTTGCTACAATCGTCTTATTGACCGTCATAGAATCATTGACAAGGCTTGTTTCAACTTGCGCAATTCCAAGATGCGCAAAGAAGCTATTGCGGAACTGCTTAAGCGTCATTGGAAAACTAAGTCCTGCATACCAAGACTTTACATCCGTATTGATAATGTCATACATAGCGTCATATGCCGTAATCTGCCGTTTTGTTCGGTCAGCCGTAGGAACATCGGATGCAACCTTAAAAACTCCGTATGGCATCGAATTTTCGCTATCTCCGTCAATCGTTTCTTCGATAGAGATTGTCTTTCCAATAATGTTTCCTGCGGTGTTTCTTGCTGTGAATTTTAAGCAATTCGCTTCGCACGCTCCAAACTTTAATTCAGACTCCGAACAAAGACTTTCTTCAAGTGCAAACGTACCGATTTCAAGCATCGAATTGTCTATTTTTTGATTCGTTCCAACAACAGATATGACCATCTGTTTATCTGTCGAGGAATCCCAATACTTTTCTTTCAAACTGCTATTTATCATATACACCACCTACAAACGAAAATTTGATTGCGTCATATTTTATCTTCCCATGTGCCACAGAATAGAACGTAGGCTGAATGTCAGCAATATATCCGTACTGTGTCACATATCCGCGTTTCTCCGGCACATATGCCGTGATATAGCCACCGCGCTCCTTTGCCTTGGTATAGTTCTTTTCGATGTTCTTCCAAAAATCGTCAAACTGTTTTTCGGTCAGCATGGCTTTGGTTTCAAACTCGACTTTTAAGGCTTTCAGTTCCACGGCATCACGATGTTCATATCCGTTTTCATCCGTCCATGGGTCTTTGTCCTGCATATTTACATAGGAACTAAACGTGTCCTGCTTTATTAAATTGTTCGGTATGGTATAATTGCCAAACTTTACTAAATATCCGCCATATCCCATCGTTTACCTCCTAAAAATGGGTATAAAAATAGCACCTACCGTTTGGTAGATGCTATCCATTTGATTAAATTTTAAGCTACTACTGATTCCCATTCAGATTTCAGCTTTTCTACATCGTTTTCAAAAAGTTTGCAAGCGATTTCGTACAACTGCGGAATCATTCCCATTTCCCTGTCGATATAATCCATCTTGTTTCTTACTTTTGGTTTGAGTGTACACCCTTCCATCCTTGATTTAAGGTTGCAGTGATATTTCCTTTCAAATTCTCCATAAAGCAACGAATAGCGTTCTTGATACTTTCCATCGGCACCGAAACGGACAATCTGCGTTATCCGCTGTCTCTTGGTTGCCAAGTCAATATCATCAACGAGTCCGATAATAACATCTTCCTTATGGATGATTTCTTTCTGCTGTCTTTTAATGGTTTCGTTCTGCTCTCTAACAGTTTTTAATGTCTGTGAAAATATCAGTTTAGTGTTTTCATCTGCATATGGTAGGTAAGTAGAAATAAATAATTCATCATTATTGACATACCCACCTGTTTTACGGATTGTAGGGAGAACCTCGGATGTTACCCAACGTTTGAACTTATGAAGTTTCTCTTTTCTTTCGTTTATAAGGGAGTCGTTTTGTGACACACCCTTTGCTTTCTGCGGTTGCATTTGAAAAAGCAAGGAATATAAGCCGCTTTCATTAACAATCGTCATTTTTTGTTTTCCACCTAGAGTATCAATTTGTGACACACCCTTATCAGAATCATCAATATTTGAAAGGCTTCTTCTGTAATTCGTATCTCCGAATACTTCGCATATATCCTTTCCAACAAACCATGGTTCATCATCGACCATGACCATTCTGATCTGTCCGAATATTGGATTCTCGAATACCTCAATGCCATTTTGAATCTTAAGCATAAGTTGTGATTTTTTCATTCGTGTCTACCTCCATACATTTTTATCTGAATAAAAAAGAGGAAGCCACTTGTGAAATCACATTGGTTTCCTCTTTCGTACAGTATGGCGTTCAAGTAAGTAATCCGCATCTTCACGGATAAGGTTGTTTCCTTAGTAATAAGGATAGACTATTTTTGATTTTGTGTCAATCCGATTTTGGAATTAAAATAAGCCGTGTTTCCACGGCTTAAGTATCATTTATCTTTCAATTTTTATTGTAACCAAGTATATGTATATGCTTCATCAACATATATCTTATAACTGCTCGGATAGATCGTATCGTAATTTGAATCGTACGGAAAACTAAACGAGAAATAATCGGTGTCTCCATTCTTTTCACATTCTGCATAATGATAATCATATTTGATCAAGTTGCCAGATGCATCATACATTAAGCAAGAAATTTTCACAAATGAAAAATCTTTTCCGGAATCGTTTGTAGCTTCAACCGTAACATTATCTGCTCCAATGTCCGATTGAACCATTATATTGCGAACATCACAAACAGCATTTGTTGCTTCATCAACACTCAACGACATTTTATAGTTATCATAAGAAACATCGTTATAATCAGAATCGCTCGGTGCGTCAAAATAAAGAACACATTCCTTACCGGATTCAAAAGCTCTGTTACAATCGCTTTTGCTATCCAGCATTTTACCGTTTTTGTAGTATACAAGTTTTGCGTCCAGATCAACATTTACCTTGTTGTTGTTTTTCAAGATAGCAACAACTCCATGACCACTATCTTGGTATTCAATTGAGATGTTTTTCTTTACCTTGTTCCCATTAAAACAAGAAGTGACGGTAACTTTGCAAGAAAGCGTTTTCTTTGCAATTTTTGCTTTTACGTACGTTGTTCCTTCTCCAACCGCCAGAACCTTTCCAGACTTGTTTACAGAAGCAACATATTTATTGCCACTACTCCATTTAGCAGTTTTCCTCATTCCGCTTATCTTTAATGTTGCGGATTCTCCAATTTTTAAATTAAGAGTCTTTCTGCTTAATTTGATAGTTGCCGCCTGTGCAACAATCTGTTTCCCATCTGCATTTTGGATTGGCATAGCCGAAATCAAAACGGCAAATGCCAACCCCATCGCTACTAATAATTTTTTTGTGCTTCTCATAATGACTCCTTTCTTGTGATATGATTTATTTAGAATTATATCACGTTCTATTATAGAAGTCACTAAAAAACATATACATTGTCTCCGGTTCGATTGTAATGTTCTCTACCATAATCCCTTGCAGCTTTTCCTATGTCGTTTGTAGTAATTCCGAAATTTTTCTGTAAAATAGCTTGTAATAACTGATTTTGTTGTCGCAGTAAGGAAACCTCTTGCGCAGATGTTGAATTGATAGCATCTTTGATTCCGGTAATTTCTTGGCTTCCTGCGACCGCTGGCTTACCTCCGACTGTTCCCATAATTTCCGGAAGTCCATTTTCTCCAACTGTTGCTATGCTATATTTATCCATAAAACCGCCCGTTGCATAAGCCTTTACTTTAGGTAGGCTCACTTTCGGCACAAGATCGACTCCGCTCCACTTTACCTTTGCTACTTTAGCCGCCGCAGAAACAACACTGTTGAACCCTCTCAAAACGGTATTCACTCCACCGATCAATGAATTTATTGCTGTTTCAATTCTTGAAATTACGGTGTTCATTGCCCCGGCAACACCACTTTTCACGCTATTCCATAATTTGCTGAATATTTCAGCTACACTTTCTTTCATCTTCGAGAAAGCATTTTTTATCGGGGTGGTTACATGTTCTTTAAACCAACTAGAAACACTATTCCACGCCCCGGTTACCGCTGTCTTTGCCGCGCTAAAAGCTTTCTGAATAGATTCTTTTGCTGAGCTAAAAGCATTCTTGATAGGTGTTGTAACATGCTCCTTAAACCAACCGGAAACCACCGCCCATACCGATTTTACAGTTGTCCATAGAACCTTGAATGCAGTTGATACTGCCGATTTCAATAATTCAAAATTCTTCTTTATTGGCTCTATTACCTTTGATTTAAACCAATCAGAAACAACAATCCATACAGCCTTGACAATGATCCACAATCCTTGAAAGATTTGACCAACTCTTTTCGAAAATCCTTGGAAAAATGAAACAATAGGAGTTATAACATTAGTATTGAACCATCCAGAAACTGTTTTCCATACACCGGATATATCTTTCCATAAAGAAGAGAAAAAACCGGAAACGGATTTCCATAATCCCTCAAAAAATCCGCTTATTGGCTTAATCACATTAGTATTAAACCAATCTCCGGCTTTTGAGAAAATTCCTTTTATTTCTTTCCAATGATCCTTGACTACTACAGTTGCCGTTGCAACAGCAGCTACTATTCCTGCGATAATAGCTGCCGGTGCTGCCGCTACCCCTAAGATAACCGCTCCGACTGCCGTAATCGTAACTCCGACAAGCATAAGCGCTTCATTAAGCCAACTGAATCCGTTCTTTAACATGGTCACAAAGTTTGATATTGCAGTAAATGCACCAATCGCAACGGAGCCTATTCCGGTTATTGCTTTTGCAACAGGGCTTATAAATGCAAGCGCACCTTCTGCCGCTTTACTTCCAAACAAAGCCTTAAATCCTGCCGAAATGGTTGTTCCAACCGTCGCAAATGCCGTCGTTATTTTTCCGGATAATGCGGTAGACAAAGCTGCGCCAATTCCTTGGTTTGCCGCAATTCCAACACCTAATTTAGATGCAATAGAAGACGCTATTGCTTTTGAAATGGAAGTTCCGATTATATCAAGTGCGGTTTTTGCAAGATGCAATCCAAGAATTTTTTTGATTGTCAGCGCACCGACAATAATTGCAACCGTCTTTACATCTAAGTTACTTAAAAACTCCTTTGCTCCGTTCCAAACATCCTTCCAAGAAATTTTACTTAATGCCGTAGTGACCGCATCAAATGCCCCTTGCGCCCACGAATTAAGTGTTTGAGCCAATAATGCAAAGTCAAAGTTTTGGAAAAACTTGTTGATTCCGTCTGCGATTGAATTTCCAAATTGTTTCCAATTAAACGTTGTGCCGAATGAATCTAATCCGTGAAGCACTGTGTTTAGTGAATTGGCAATCAGTTTTCCGGTTTCTCCGAATAATGTTGTACCTTTTTGCCCTTTAAACAGTCCGTTGAGGAATTGAGCCAATCCTCTTCCAAATCCTTCGGCTTTTGCATACACCTCTTTCCATTTAATTTTTTTCATTGCGTTAATTAGCGCACCGGAGATTGCCTTTCCAAGTCCTTCAAGGTCTTTGATGTTGCTTTTGAATTTCTTAAAGATGGTGTCTGTCTGAACCAATCCACCATCAGCACCGGCGCCACCACCAGAGTCACCAGAACCAGAACCGCCACCACTTCCACCACTTCCAGAACCAGAAGTGTTATCTTTACTCTGTTTTGAAATAACCTTTAATTCATCAAATGCACGTGTTGCCTGTTGGATTTCCTTTTTTGCTTTCTTGGCATTTTTTGCGATACCTCCTGTGTTTTTTCCTGCGCTTCCTGCGGCATCACTTAAATCGTCCATGCCGTCAGACGCGCTTCCAATATCATCAGCAAGACCGCTGATTCCTGCCCCTTTGCTTGCTTCATACTTCCATCCGAAGATTGAACCTAAAGCATTCGTTACCATTTCCGCAAAAGAAATTACTTTCTGCAGAACTGCGTTAAGTACCTTGATAAATGGCTTAAATGCATTGATTAAACCACCACCAACGACCGCTCCAAGTGCTTTGAAGTTCTCCTTAAGCATGGTTATCTGATTGTGCCACGTATCTGCTGTACGTGCAAAGTCCCCGGTGATATTGGTTGTATGCGCAAGCACATACTGATAACGCAACATAGCTTTTTGAGCCTGCGTCATCGAGGAAATGTTCGCATCAAGCCCCTGCTTTAACGCCCATTCCTTTAATGTTGCCTGCGTCAAGTCGATACCATAACGCCGCATAGGTGCCGTAGTACCGGAAAATACAGATTGCAGACTTTTGGCAATATCTTCTTGACTCACATCATAGAATGAAGCCATATCTCCGGCTAATTCTGTCAACCGGATAGACATTTTTGCCATCTGCCCTTGCGGAATATCAAGGGCGGTTCCCATGGCTTGGAAACGGCTTGCGAACTGTTTCGCAGACAATTCAGACATACCGAATTTTTCAATTGATGTTTTTGCAAAATTGTTAATTAGGCTTTCATACTGCCCGAATGTCTGCCTTACAACGTTCTCAACCTCTGTCAGTGAGGATGATATGTCAATAGCATCTCCAAGTAGCCTAAATCCTCGGAATAAAGCCCAATACGTTGCATACACTTTTCCGATTGCAGACGCAAGGGAGAACGACTTCTTGGTAACTGCAGAAGCACCGGAACTAAATCCACTAAATGAGCTTGTGATGCTTTTTGCCGCTGTTCCTGCCGCTCCGCCTGTTCTTGCTAACTTCGCAAGTGCATTTGTCATATTGATAAGGTTTTGGCTTACCATAGGTGCTTTCGACAGTTCAGACATAAGCTGTCGCATTGCAACCGCAAGTTTTGGTATATTCTCAATAGCCTTTGTTGAGCTTGTATATCCAAGCTGTTTGATTGCAGATGCAAGGTCGGTCAGACCCTTAACAGATGCTGACATTCCAGAAATCCCTTTTACCGCGTTGGAAATCTGACGCATAGAACCGGCCGCAGCATTAATCTGTTTGCTGTTGATAGAGCCTAATTTGCTTACGTTTCTTGCGACTGCGGAAAAAGTCCGTGTGTCAATTCCACGCATTGCCGTCATTGCCCCTGCAAGTCGGTTTACCCCTGTGGAAAGACTATTCAGATTCCCGGTACTAAGTCCAGAAAGCGCGGAAGATAATCTCCCAAGCCTTGTCACAAGCGCATCTATCTGACCGCTTGCCTGTTGTGCCTGTGCTTGGATTTTTATTTCAAGAGACTCTAATTCCATTTATCCACCAACTTCCTATAACTTTTTTAGGTTAGCGGCTATCTTCCGCATTGATAGCCGGTTAAAAAGGCGGCAGGATTTGACCCCTACCGCCCTTGAATTACTTTTTCAGTTTTCCCTTTTTTAGAAGAGAAAGCATTTTCGAATTTTCCTCTGATGTAAACTTAAAATTGGAAAATCCGTTCTTTTTTGCGATTTCCGCGCGATGTTCTTTCGACACATCATCTTCCCCAACCGCTTTTAATGCTTCAACGATTGATCCAGATTTTCCGGTATACATCGAATAATACTTGCTTGCGTTTTTCTTTGCTCCACTTACAACGATTGCAGTGTGACCTTTTGTACGCGTCACAAGAATGTCCCCGTTGTAAAGCAGTTCTCCGATTCGGTAAGAACCAGCATCGGTAAACAAGCCGGATTTCAAAAGAATGATTCTTTCGTTTGCAGTATTGAAATCTCCCACATCCTTGCCGGATGCGTGGATAATACAAGCGCGTACAAGGGAAGAACAATCGCATTCTGTCTTGACCTTTGTGTTAATGCCATGCTTAATGACTCCGTAGCGTTCTGATTGGTCATAGCCGATATTTTTATTGCCACACGCAATCTTCATAGCTTCAGCTAACTTCTCCGCAACCTTATTATCCTTTGCTCTTAACACATTCCATCCCTTAGAATGGTTGTAAAACTTCTGCGTAGACACTTCCTGTCCGGTCTGATCTCCGGCTTTTCCACCGGAATAACAGTTGCCGTGTTCATCGTGCCGCGCACTTCCTATAATTACTGCCATAGCAATACCTCTTTTCTTAAACTATCTTTGGCTTTGGTAAATGTGATTCCCTTGATTTAGCCGCCCATGCTTCTTCTGCCTTAAGCATTTCTCGTATCTCTGCATCGGGATCGTCCGTATTCTGCTTTTCGATGGAATCATAGCAAGTTTCTTTCACGTACTTGCTATTACCCTTGCCGAATGTAGCGTCTATTGCGGTCACAAGTGCTGATGTTGCATATCTGCCGAACCACATATACATTTCCATGTCGCGTTGCTTCCATTCTGCCTTATATGCATCCACATAAGGCTTAAGCAACTCTGGATTCATCATATCTATATCATCAATGGAAAATCCGTAGCCTTTCGTTACCACAAGGTAAAACGGACGGATTTCCGCAACGTAATATTCCCATGTTAATTCTTGGTTTTCGCTTTGGATGGGGTCTTTTTCTTCTCCTGCTCCTGCTCCTGTGCTCTCTCCAACGACTCCATCATCTGCGCTAAAAAACCGTTTGTCATCATTTCCTCCTGCATATCAGCGAATAAATCCATGCAGTTAATCTCGTTTGTATCAATCGCGTCATAGAGAATGTCAGACACCTTTTCAAGCTGCTCATCGTAGCCTTTGTTTGTTTTGTAATCATATCCAAATTCTTCATTGTGATGCATCTGCAATCCCACAAGAAGTGTCTTAGGAAGTGTTTCAAGAAGAATATCTTCCATAGAGGAAATATCTTCCATGTCCTGTGTCTTCATAATATCCTGTAAGATATGTGCTTTTAATGATGGTCTTGTTGCAAACTGAATTGTATATTCTTTTCCACCTAATTTAACTTTCATGTTTTACCTTGCCTTTCTGCCCTATATTGGCAAGGGGCAGTGTTGCCACCGCCCCATTGTTGCTTATCTTATTGCTTCAAGTTCTGCTATCGACCGTTCATCCTCGCCTACCGGTGCGGTCGATTGCTCGTCCGACAGGCTTTTTACCCCACCACTGTTACAGTGAATGTTCCATCGTTATTATCAACGACAGTCAACTTATCTGTAACAAGTTCTGATGCTGTGCTTGGAATAACTGTTACCGTCATTTCAAGGATCTCATCGTTTCCACCTACATCGTTAGGTGTGGCTGTTGCAGTTCCTACATATGCGTACTTCGCTACACCGCCAATACCGTCCGTTCCGTAAAGATGAATAATATCAAGTTTTTTATCTCCATATCCATCCACCCTTGAAAGATATTCTTTTTCAAGGTTTCCTGTGATTTCTCTTGAATCAGAAGTCTTAATACCTTTTTCAAAAGTCTGCTGATCATCTTCCATTGTGGTTGACTCAACAGTGTTCGGTGGTGATGCAGGGCTTGGAACTGACTTAGCCGCAACCAAAAGATTGTATGTTCCTGCAAAATCAGCCTGTTTTTCCGTGTGCTCTTTTACAATGACACGTGTTCTATAACTTGTTGATGCCATATTTTCTACTTCCTTTCTGCTTATAGCTGATCTAAATGCTCAATGTTTCCAATTACGCGAGTGGCGCGGAATGTAACCGTTCGCACTTGCTTGGAAATTGTTGAGATTACATTTGATACCTCAAACATTTGTTGTTTAAAAAAAGACACCGCATATGCTGCGATGTCCTTAGTTGCTTTTCTTGAACCTTTGTTTGTAATTGTGATTTGAAATGTTGGGCGAATTGCGTTGATTGTCTTTGCTTCATTAGTCCTTCCGGCTTCTGTGCCACCGATTTGTCTGACTAAAAGTGTCGGGAATGTTGCGGTGCCACCCGATTCTTCATCTTGCGTCACTTTAATTCCTTTTACCTTGCTCTCCATGTACGATTTTAAAAGGGAACATAAGGTATCTTCAAAATCAAGTGCCCAACTATTTAACTCATTTTCCACCGAATACCTCCCTTGCAATCTTTACATACTGTTGAATAATCTGTTGTTCCGCATTATACATTGGCATTGTGGCTTTGATACCGTGAGTATAACGCCATGTTTCGGTCTTATCATCCCAATAGTACCAACCATCTTCAAAAGCGTGTATTTGCCCCGGATACGTGCCGACACCGAATCCAAGTTCCGGTGCTTTTGGGTTCTCTTTGGAGTTATAAAAAATACCGGCTCCAAACTCTACCGCCAACAAAGTATAGAACGGTTCTCTATCTTCTGCCGTTACCGTTTTTCCGGTTGCAATCAGAATCGCGTTTGAGGTCATTAACTGTGGTGCTTTATCTACCCTTACCGTTATCGTGTTTCCGATTGGAGATTTCGATATTTGTTTTATTGCCACCGTCTGACCTTCCTGTGCAAGCCTAGAAACAAGTAAATCGCATTTAGCCTGTAAACTATCGCGGTACTGCTCTAATTTCTTTATAGTGTCTTGTATGGACTTAGTGGATAGTGTCATTGAAATAGGTTTCTTTTTCATGCAATCACCTACTTAATATTCTTCCGAAGAAGGAACAAATCCGTGGTCAATCCTTCATCAGCAACACCTTTTACGATGTAATCTGCGGTTTCTGAATCCACAAGTCCATCATCAGTGTGCTTGACTTCCGAACGTTTCCACACCACATCACCGGCTTTCAGTGGCAAATATCCTTTATCCGTGACAAGCTGACAGTATGATGTACTATCATCAATTCCAAATTCTTTCACAAGGGCTTCCGACAGCTTATTGCTGATATTGGCTTGGAATGTCGTAGGTTCTGAAAACCCTTCAACTTCCTCGCCTTTTGGAATCTTGTTGCCTTCGGAATCTAAATAAGGTACAAAGTTCCCATCGGAATCCTTGTACCCTTCATAGACAATATCTCCATTTTCGTCAGTTTGTGGGATGAATACCCTCTGACCGGATTGCGAATACTTCATTTCCTGCTTGTTAATGTCAAGCATTGGTGTTTTCCTCCGGGATTCCGGCAACACTCGTCAGAAGCGATAACACCCCGGCAAGGACTGATGCAGAAAGAACATATTTCCAATCCACCGCGCCCATAAATGCCGCCGTTCCGATTCCGGCAATCGCTGCCTGCGCAACAGTCTTGATTGCTCGGATGCCGGCTTTCTTAGTCCAATCCTTCCAATTCCTCATGGCTTTTATCTCCTTTCCCTATATGAATCTCTTCAATCTCATGTTTCATTTTCGTAACCATTCCATTTCCACCTAACGCATGATACGCATCATACATCTCACAGAAGTTCTGATAGGCATATGACGGTATTTCTCCGATTCTGGTGTACTTTGCATGGTATTCAATAAGCTGGACACGCAAAAGGAGCATTGTTCCTTTACTGTTCGCATCCCTGCTTTTCTTTTGTTGTTTAAGAAGCCAAACTATATATCCAAGCACTATCGGAAGCACTACAAGATAAGTTTGAATCAAAATACTTTTCATTTGAATCTCCTTTTGACGCACTGCCCACCACCGCTTAATGTGCGCCGCCTGCAACCATTTTACCGACACTGGCAATATGGTCACGCTCAATCTTCTTTGATTACATTGCTTTTACAAACGGAAACACTCCAACAAAAAGGCTTTCACGGTCTTTCCATGTCCGGCTCACACCGTTTTCGGAAAGACTTGCCATGTATGCTTCTCCTGCCTGCGACCGGTCGTACACTGCCAAATTGACCATAATGTTTTCATAGTTCTTAACATCACTGTCAATCTGGTCTTGCGTGTATGTGTCCGGATAGTTCCGTCTGCTGATAATCTCTTTTCTTGCCTGCTCTAAAAGCTGTTCAATCAAAGGGTTACATTCTTTTTCATCAAACACAACTTTATCGGACTTTTCTCCGGTCGTTTCGTCCTCTACCTCTTCTATATGAAATTGTTTTAAACGAATTTTTACTTGTTCGACAAGCGTGTATGACATAAGCGATCTCCTACAATTTAAACTTTGCAATCAGAATTTCTTTCAGTTCCGCACCGCTTGTTGCTTGTGCGTTTTCAATTCCCTGCTCTGCGGCAAGTTTCTGCAAGTCTGCGGTACTCATTCTGTTGATTTCGGTCTTTGTATATCCAACGGAAGATACCGGAGAATTACTCTCCGGCACCTCTTCTCCTGCGTTGTACCATTTACCATTATGAATCACTATATATGGATATTTCATAGTTGCACCCCCTACTCTTCGCTATGAACCTCATATACAAATGTGCTATCCATATTCTCGTATGATGGAAGTACAACCTCAGATGCAAATGTTGACATCTTCATAGGTGGTCCATACTCTGTCTTTGTAGCGACTGTAATACCTACACCATATGTTGTTACATCAACATCAGCTACCTGTCTTGCAGTTCTTTCTTCCGGTGTAGTGCCAAACCAAGTGCTTCCAAGGCTGCCTTCTGGAAGAAGTGTAACCTTGTTATCCGGGTAGAAGTACTGCTCTTTGCCATCATCATCAATGTACATCTTATCGTAAAGTACGATAGTGAGCTTCGCCCTCTTCTGTACCACCGAAATAACAGTATCATCGTCAACCTCAATAGTTGCTGTAAGGTTCTGTGCAAGAATTGAGTTTCTTATTTGTGCATTGTCAAGCAGATATTGGAATGTATTGCTGTTCATAAGTGCGTATCTAGCAATCTTACCCTGCTTCTGTAACTTCTTTCTTGCATTGTTAAGGTCTGTAAGTGGCTTTGAATTAGCTGTATCGCTCCACATGCTTGTGCCGGATAACTTTGCGTAATGGTCTTTTGCGTATGAGCCATCCTTATCGTAATCATAAGCGTACTGAACGCCATCACTTACAATAGCAATTACCGGATGACCTGCATTTGTAGAAAGAAGTGACATTCTCATGCGCTCCGGTACAACTTCTGCGCCGCTTACGAGGTTGTTAGTGTCGTCATATACACTTGATAAAGCACTTGCAAGGTAAGGGTCGTCTTCTGATTGAATACGCTCGATTTCAAGCATTTCCTCTTCACCAACTGTCATTCCCTCGCGGAAAAATGCCATCTGTGTTTTTTCCTTACTTAATCCGCCTCTAGCTCTAAGAGTTGGGATTGTGTCAAAATTAGATGGCGCAAGTGAAACCGGCAAACCCTTGTGTGTCTTAATCCAACTTAAATCAAGTCCCTGCTTCTTTCTTTCTGGAAACCACTGTAAACCAAGATAAGGTATCTGATTACTAGCGTTTTCTGTTGCCGATAATGCGATAGACTTACTGTCTAATACTTCATTAATTAACATCTATTTACCTCCTGTTATTATTCAAATACAATCATTGGAAGAGCTGTCTTAACTTCTGCGTCATATGTAACGCCGGAATGCGCTTCTGCTACTTTCGTGTTAAGATATGCTTTCTTAAGCAGCACTCCTTGTGGCCTGTCCTCTGTTACATCAAATCTCAAAATACCCACTACCGTAGCCGTATTGTCAGCCTTGCCATTTGCTCCGATTGGAGTACCTGCTTTGACAATCTTCTTGCCCTGTGCGTTTTTAGTTGTCACGCCATCAAAATCAAGTGTTAATGGGATTGCTTCATTAGGCTCTCTCTTTAAAATCTGAACATCTCCTGCGTATAAAGTCTTTTCATACTGCATATTCATTTCCTTTGCCATTTCTTACCTCCTGTTATTGCTGAATGTAATGTGATAAAACGTCATTGTTCTTAGGTGCGTTAGATATAAGGCTTTCTGCTATCTTTTCAGCATTTGTCTTATTATCTGTACCGGCTTTATCGCCGCCAGCCGTGCCACCTCCCGGATTCGTACTGCCTTTTGCAATCTCCTGCTCCTTGGCTTGTGCTGCGGCGGTCTCTTTTTCAGAGATAATCTTTCCAAGAACGTCATAATCAAAGCTGCCATCGTCTTTTACAATTTGCGCTGCCTGCTCTGCGGTAACATTAAATTTAGATGCGGCATCGGCTCTCTGCGTGGCTATTGCCTGCGCTTTTTCAAGTTCCGCGATTCTCGCATTGGCTTTTTCGAGGTTCTTATTTGCCTGCTCTACTTCCGTGAGCTTTCCCTGTTCGATATCATCGAGCTGCTTCTGCAACTCTTCAGCTTTGTCAGCCTTTGTCTTGTACTCGTCAACCTTTGCTTTGGCTCTCTGTACGGAACTTCCGTAATCTGCCATGATCTTGTCTGCGTTTTCCTCGCTTAATCCCATAGCAATCAGATCTTCTCTCTTCATTCATTACCTCCGATATGTCATACGAATTTTTATACGGTGCAACGACACCGAACGACATTGTTGATTTTTACGCTCACAACTTTGCGAATTTTTATAAAATAAAAACAGCCGCCGATTACTCGGTGACTGTCTTATCTTTGTTTGTCTGGCTCTCTGTGCCATCTGTATTCATTTTATTTATCAATTCTTGTGCTTTTTGTTCCTGTGCTTCTACATCATCAATCGTTTTCCACAGATTATCCAAGTATGGCTTTGACAACAGGAATGTCTTTTCCGCATCTCCCCAAAGTCCGACAGATTTAATTGCCACAAGCGGATGAATACCGGCTTGTAAAAGCTGATATAGTGTCTGCGACTTGGTATACATATTGTCTTGTGGGCTGTGGTTAATCTGAACATCAAAGTCGCGCAAACTCAGTCCCAAATCGTGATCTTGTATGCGAATCACATTCAGAACAACTTTCGCAAGTCTTTTTTCAGCCGACTTTACAATTGGGTCTTTCAGTTTTGCTCTCGACTTTGAGAAGTCCCATCCGTTTCTAAGCTCAACCGCTCCCTGTGTATCTCCACCGGAATTATTGTTGTTCTTATTTGGTATGGCAAGAATGGACTGTGCATTATCCCACAAATCATCCTTTGCAACCTGGCACTCTGTCTGATTCAACTCTTGTGTCATAATGTCAACATCTGATTTATTTTGCTCATTGTTGGATTTTACGGTCAGCGCATGGGAAATCTTCATTTTTTCAAAGGTTTCCGGGTCAATGTCGCAATTTACAAACTTTATCCAAAACTGAACAAACTGCTCAACGCCATCCATTCGGTTTGACTGCATTGTATTGATTGCATCCAATAGTCCGATCACAAGCTCAATATCAGAAATGCGCTCATGGTTGTTCGGAAACTCAACAATCGGGATTCCGCCAAAGCCATGCAGTTTCCAATCTCGAACCTCTCCATTTACAATCTTGCATTCGTAAGAGTCCGTGTAGCAGAGTTTATACATCTGTCCATCGGCATCCTTAAGCTCTTGGATTGCTAAAAGTGGTTCTTCCGTGGAACGACTGTAGATAACAAACGTATTCATTGGCGTAGGTGCAACAATTCTAAATGGTATATCTCCATCAGCGATTTGCACCGCCTTAAATGACGTTCCGGTTGCTGACTGCCACTCTCCGGCTTTAATATCCTTTTCCTGCTTGTTAGCATCGGTCAGATAGTCATTAAATTCGTCAACCGCATTGTTTATCCGGTCATCGTCTTTCCGGCTGATAAGCTGAATCGGCTCACCGTAAGTCTGACCTACCTTGAATTGAACAATCTCATAGGCGTGATTTTCAGATACCTTATTGGTTATATCCGCATTTTGTATCTTTGTTCGGTACAATACCGGCTGATCGCCCTTGTAGTAGTGCCACAGATACCGGATAATCGTCTTGTTGAAATAGAATGCACCAATGCAGTTTCCAACAACCTTCACGATGTTGTCTGCCGTAATCTGTTCAACGTCAGCATATGCAATTTTTCTTCCATATCTGCCTTTTACAAGGTCGTGAAAATACTGTGTGTTCATATAAATAAAACTCCGCTACTGCAAGCACGCTCCGGTATTGGCTTTGTTTCAACTTTTCCTGTTGCCACGCGATAAATTACAAGATGATTGCATTTTTTACATTTGCATGGATGATCTATCGTAGATCTTCCATCGTAATGTCCGGCAATTCTTCCGCAATCCGGGCAATATATAGTTACTTTTTTCATAGCAACCTCTTTCTTACAACAAAAAAGCGCTGCCATTTCTGACAGTGCCTTTAATTGGGTACATGGGGGTGTAGAATTTTGCTTTTCTACTCTTTTAGTATACCACGCAAATTTTAGGAAATGTTGTGAAAGAGTGTGAACTATTGTGCACTTTTATGCACTCTTTTCGGAATAAAGCCGTCCATAACGTTTCTCAAACTCCTGCAAAGCTCTTTTTCTAAGTTTCATAATGTTCCTGTAGGAATACTTCATCTCGACAGAAATCAAGTTCCAATCTTTTCCATTGACATAATGTGATGAAAGCACGATGTACACATCTGTATTATCCATACTGTCAATTTGCGATATGATAATCCGTCTTTTATCAACCAATTCATCTACAAGCGTCTGAATTTCGTTCTGCAGATCAACAATTTTTGATACCGCACTTCCCATTTTGTCGGGATTTCCGGATGATTGCACATCCACCTCTTTCGGAGATATGGATATAGATGTTGCCATATCGGATAGCCTTTTGATTTCTTCCAGCTTATTTGCAATCGCATGGTCAATTCTGCTTATCTGTGAAAGATATTTGTCTGTTGTCATATCCTAATACCTCCTAAATGGGTTTACTGCCGCTTCTACCTTTGCTTGTGTTCCGCTTCGCATCTCGTTCTCAAACAAAGCAACTGAATCCGGTGCATCATCATGCTTTACTTTTCCACTTCTTGTCATGGTTGTAAGTTCTTTCATAAACTTGTAATATTGGCTCTGCCTGTCCATTTTCTTGAAATCGCGAAAATAATAATCACGAATGATATTATCTCTCGCATTTTCCATTCGAGTTATTTTGTTTGAACAATTAAACTTGAATCGCGCGCTACATCTTCCGCCTTGCTTTTTTACAATTTCCATTACATCTCGACCAAAATATTCTCCGGCACTGTTACTCTCGAATGTAACCGTCTTTACGTTGTGCTTAATAAGCATATTTGCGCATTCCGGCTTGGTAAACTGTGTTCCGGCATTGTCGAACACTACATCTACGATATAAACCTCGTTGCCGTACACATAGCCAATTGGCATTGAGCAGCTATCTTCTCCCTTATCTGCACTATCACAAGCCGCCATAATTGCATCTGGTTCTCGATCAACAGGAAGTTCCTCAAAATAATTAAGCTCATTCTCCGCAAACATTCTCCCTTTTGCTTCAAATGGTTCTTGTTGGAACTCTGCCGCCCACGTTTCTTCCGAAACAAGTTTTCTTTCCTTTTGGTAGTAAACGGTTGTGAATATCTTCCGCAATCCCTTTTTATCTTTTCGATAAATCTCCCAATTGCTTTCATCTGTGATTGGGTCAAGTGCCGGAATAGCAACTTCTTTCCATCTCCACTCCAATTCATCAGCTTTATTTTGCAAAGCCGTAATCGGGTCATACAAGCTGTATTTCGTTCCCTGTATGATAATAGGCGTTCCCTCTAATCGTCTACCAAGGACATCGTCTGTTACTTTCTCGCAAAGAAACTCTAATCTATCTCTATTTCGTGCTTCCTCATGGTTTTTAACGCAGTCATCAATATAGACAAGCACATTTGCTTCGGTACACCCTACGATTGCACCATCAATCGGACGGCATGTAAATGTCGGGAAAATATTTTTGCTCTTAAGGTCGATTGATAGGTTTTCAGCACTTTTATAGTCCTTTTCGCCTATCTTTGTTGCTTCTGGGAAAACATTTAAGAATCGCTTATATGTTTGTTCTGTTTCAAAATCCTGTAATAAACCGCCGTAAAATCTTTTTACAAGTCCTTCGCCTTTTCCAACACCGAATATACTTCCGTCTGGGTCGCGTCCGCCCATCATCTCCGCCAATTTCAGACCGCCTGTTGTTTTCCCGGTTCTTTTTGGTTGCGATACAGACAGAAAATCCAATTTCCCATCATAAATTTCTTGATACGCTGATACAACCGGCTTTAAAACTATTTGTCGCGGAAAATAAAATCTTTTATATGGATCTTTTGTGTCTAATTCTATGTATCTAAAAAAACTATCAACAAGATACGGAGATTCAAGCAATAAAATCTCATAGTAGTCATTTAAAAGTTGAAATTCTATATCGTTTTCAAAACAGTAGTATTCCATTGCCGGTATATGAAATCCTGTTATTTCAAAGATAAGACTATCTATAATTTTTTTAACTCTGCTGGATAATTTAAGGGAAAACGGAATATCTTTATCAGAAATTCCACGTCTTACAGATGAAACATATGCATTTGATACTCTTTCAGCTTCACCATCAACAACAATTTGATGTATCCCTTTGCGTTTTAAGTAACTGTCGTTACTTTTTAGTTGATTTATCAATTCAATGCTTGCCAAATAAAAAGCACCTCCGCAAAAGCAGAAGTGCCTTGACCTCTGCCTATAATTTTTTCTAGGTTAGCGACTAACTCCATTTGTTAGCCGGTAATATGCGTAGTCAGTAGTAAAAGCTATTCTTAGCACACCAATATTGTACGCACCTCTTAGTGTTTCGGAAATTATTTAAAGACTATTTTCTTGGTCTGATTATCTCTCTAATTCATCAATTCTGTTTTCAAGTACTGCCACGCACTCTCTCATTTTCTGTCCGTCTTTTTCTGAAAGACATTCAGCACTAACAGTGCCTATTTTCCATGACATTTCTTTCAAATATTGAGTTGCCGTTTCGATTTTATTATCATCGCAAGGGCACAATTCTTCACATAAGCACTTAGCAATATCTTTAAATGGCTGTGGATGCTCTACTCTCTCTAATGCCTTTTCAAAAGTGTAATCTCCTTTGTAATCCATAATAATTCCGACAGCTTCATACTTTCCAAGATTAACTCCTAAAAATCGGTCTGTAACTGTATTCCATATAGCGTATAAACCATCCACATCATCTTGTAATGCGACTATTAACATTTTTATCCTCCACGAGTCCATCAATTATCGCTCCTTCGAGCAATTCTCCAATGCTTATATTTGTCCTGTCTGGCATTTGTTTGTATAATTCAATAAATTGTTGCTTGGTCAAAGGCTTCCAGTTCGGATTGTCTCTCTTGCACTTAAAGTCTGTATTCACTATATGCTCGCAAGGTTTTAGTTCGTGGCTATATCCACTACAAAGCATTGTGTTTTGATATTCCATAACTATTCTACATCCCCTAAGTATACAATATGTAACCTTTGGCAACTGCATTTTACCCTTTCTTTTGCTTCGTCAATATCTTTGCAAATCCATAATGGATAATTGCCAAGTTCAAAACTAACAACTGCATATCTGTATTCTGGATAGTATCTTTTCTTAACTTCTTTAGTAGTTAAGCGTGCAGACTTTCTGTGTTTCGTGCTTCTGTTGTACTTTATGCTGATAAAGTCTGAATAAAATTTGCAGTTTATAAGATTGATTATGATTGCGCACAAAGCAAGAATAATTACAGTTGTCATAACAATTTTATTCATAATCTCACCCCTTAAATCCTTGCAACTACGTGTTCTTTTGCAATTTCTTCTTTTTCCGGGTCGTAAATAACCGAACCGTTTTTATCAGTCTTATTCTTATCAAATTCGCAAGAAATTTTTATGTATGGGTATCTTAATGGCGTGCAGTCAGCATGAAAATCAAGATTATACACTCCCTTTTGCCATTTTCCGTTGGCATAAATCTTTGTATAACCGCCTTTTCTGGTTTTGATTATGATTTTTGAACGTGTTTTCTTCATTTCCAATGCACCTTGAACCCTTTCTTCTTATACTCCTCTATGGTTTTTCTAAGGCTCATATCGTCCTCATATTTTTCATTCAGCATAATCACCACATTACCTTTTTCAATGCCGTATATGTTGCAATTTGCAAGTTTCTTAGCCGTTCCAAGGATAGCCTTTGCCTGTTTGCGGCTCATTTCATAGGTTTTTGTTCCCATATTAACAGTCATTTCTCATAAACCTCTCAAAATCCTTTCTGCATTTAGGGCATAATTCATAAGTTTTCTTAAGTTTTCCGCAAAATCTTGTTTTGTAAAGCTCGCACGAAATTTCATCTTCTGTAAATCTAGCTACCGGTTCTGAATATGTACCACACGGCACATATTGTAGCTGTTGTCTTGGCTTGAATTTTATTTCAGCACCGCACCTATCGCAAGTGTGCCATTCTTTTTGATGTTTCATTCTTCCACCAGCTTTCTGCCACACATCGGGCAAAATGCAATATTTACCACTCCTGCGCCGTATTCTCCGGCACTATTCGTAAAAACAAGTGCACATTTGTCTACAATTTTCCGAATTTCTATTGCGTCACCGGACGGGATTCTCCCATTTTTATCCGGAGTGAGGAAATCCCAATCCGGTATTCCAATTCCTATGTTTTTACAAAAATCACACATATTACACCTCAATCAAAGTAATTTTTTCGGAACAATACGATGCAAAATGCCGTCCGCATCGAAATATGGTTCTTCACAATGGCGCGTCCATGGTTCTGGCATTGACAATCTTATGTAATCATCTAATGACAATTTCTGCACCGCTGATCCTATAAGACCTAAACTATAATTTCCTGCATTTTCATATGGAGTTTTGCAATAAGGACACACCTTTTTATCGGTTTCGATTGGTGCGCCGCAATTCACGCAGTTTGTCATATTTCGCCCCCAGCCATAGCAAAATCGGAATCCTCGTGAGATTCCGTGTCTTTTGTTTGATATAAATATTCCATAATGTTTTTATCATCGAATAGCGGCACAGGGAATCGAACCCTGTCAGACAAAACCATGCCAACCGCTTTCAAATCTGCAATTTCTAATCACGGAAGGGTTTTCTGTTACCAATTATGCCGCTACCATCCATAAGTCTCCCATCGACCGGAACTATTGCAGTAGCACCCGACTAAGTGGAGATAAAGACGAGCACGCCCGGAAAGCATCGAACTTTCGTTAGAGGTTTTGGAGACCTCTTTCTGGCCAACAGACAGACGTAAGTTAGCGCAGTGTGTAGGATTCGAACCTACAAGGCGAATAATCGCCCGACCGGATAGCAACCGGCTCCAATTCCATTATGGGAACACTGCAAAATAAACATGATTAAGGTTTCCCTTTATTCATCACAGATACAGTCATATTCAGCCACCGTGGAGATAAGTCTGAGCTTCCGGGCGCGACCCTTTGCTTCTTACCCCTGTCAAGCACGAATGGGATTGATACCCACAAATTTCACGGTTCGTTCAGAATGTTTTGGTTAAGCAAACCTTACTTATTTGTTTCTGCCATACCGCTACTTTAACGAATTTCTTGTGTTATACTCCGGCTTCCCGGATTCAAGGCAAACTGACTTAATGAGTTTTCCGCATATAGTCCGTGGTCTCTCACACCACACACATCAACGGATTATTCTTGCACAGCAAGCGTCTATTATTCGTCAGCCACAAGGATTCTGCCTTTGACTTCTCTATGACGATACACCACACAGAATTGTTGATAGTTTCTATCTTCTTGCTTAAAATCACTTTCAAGCAAAAGCTGTCAGCCAATCCAATATCTCGAATTGGAACAACTCATTGCCATGTGTCTCGGCAGGATTGAAAAATCCATCTGCACCGAGGTAATCATGTTTAAATGGGGAAGATAGGAATTGAACCTACAATGTTTACCACTTGGGAACTGATTTACAGTCAGCCGCAACACCGCCAATCGTTGCCGCTTCCCCAGAACCGCCACAAGACGGTTAGCAATATGTTTTACGTGCTATGCGTTACACGATCATGTGCCTTTGGTAGATGCATGATAGAATACCACCGGACGGTCTCGCACCGTCATTAACAGAATCGTCCTAGTGGCGAAAGGAGGAACCCAAATGCTTGAATCACTCAACCAAGGGTTCAAGTACGTATGGAAAACATACGTGGCTACATGAAACGTCAACATGCAACCGATTAGGTTACCGGGATTCGAACCCGGAATGCAGGAATCAAAATCCTGTGCCTTACCGTTTGGCGATAGCCCATCATTTCCAAATGACCATAATATTCATTGCAAAGATCGCGTATGAAAGCAAATACCCCATTGCGTTTGAATTGTCTGTCTGCTTTACCTGTCCTCCCATAAGTCCAAGTATTACAAGGGCATCTATCGCCGTAGCGATTATATTTAAAATCATATCAATATCTCCCATCCTCAAAGCTGTGTTCCTGTTTGAATCGTTCCATTTCATTTACGCTCATACCGAAGATCCCGGCAGATGAATCAGAGTCCGTATGTTCGAAATACTCGCCCTGCTGTGGAAACATGAATCGGAACATAGCGTAATTTGCAACGTCGCACAGATATTCAAGATTCCCGGTCTCTTCAAACTTGGAAAGATTCATTTTCAAACTTTCGATTGCATCCACATTTCCGGTAGAAAAGTTCATTCTTGCCGGTCCGTATTTGTAATACGACTGTTCAATCAATCCTTTGCGTTTTTCATCAAAGGTTTCGGAATACTCGGTTTTCATCAACTCATTGCTGCAGCTTGCCATTACACATCGCCCTCCGCCCTGTGGTTTGCTCTTTCAATGTCAAACCCTTCCGGATAACGTGCCTTAAGCTTGTCTACATTCATCTGCATGATCTCATCAAGGCTCCAGCCGAAGGATTCGCAAAGCATTGCAAGATACCAACAAATATCTCCTGCTTCTTTCTTTGCATGGTCAATATCAAGCTGCTTCTCATGGAAAATCCATTTTTTGATTATGTCGTTAAATTCTCCAACCTCACCGGATAGTCCAAGGCAAGCATTAAAGATGCCGCCAAGGTCATAATCTTGCAACGATGCGATATTGTTCTTCTTGCAAAATTTAAGCAAATCAAGTTTATCCGAAATTCTTTCTGTCGCTTTGCGATCATTTGTCCGCATGGCTAATGACTGATACTTATTTCCGGTCATATATCATTCTCCTGTCCGAAACACTCTTTTTTTGTTTTTAAAAATTTTTTGGAAATGTAGTTGCGATTCGCAACGTGAAAGTGAATTGTTATAAATTTATTATAGCCTATTTACGGTGAAAGTCAATGGGTGTTGTTGTAAGTGGCTTTTTATTTTTTGAGGAATTTAAGGGACTTAGTAGCCGCTCGGTGGCCTTTCTGTCAGACCCCCTCCCCATCCTTTTTCTGCAAACATGGAAATCTAAAATATTTTCAATTTCGTTTTGTTGTCATTGTGTGAAAATCAAATTGTTTTAGCACAATTCCCATAATACCCTTGCAACTATTCGCAAAACCTAACTTTTCCGAATAGTTGGCGAATAGTTAAAACGCTACAACCCTTGATATTACTGCATTTGTGAATTGTAGAATAATCACGCACAATTTAAACTGTATTATTTGCAGCCACACCGACAAATTGTGTATCAATTGCGTGCAATTCTTGGCTCTTTTTCTCGTCCAGTCTTGGCAACTCCTGCGCTGTAATTGCCCTTCTTTGTGTGGCATTATCTCCGATTCCCGGCTGATTCATTCCGAATTCGTTATTTCCCACGAACATAGTACCTACGGGGCTGTTGGAGTCGTATGCGCGATCAAGGATGCAATCCTTACGAGATCGTTGCAATTTTTGCCACATCTTGAAAGCCAACGAGCTTGGTTCTTCTGTGCTCCATATATCCATTGTGTTTGTAGGTATATTACAAAAATAACTGAATGCGACTGTACTTACCAACTTGCTATACACATTGGAAATATATATATAATAATCACAAAGTTTATATAATACCTCTCTGTCATACCTATTACAGTTAGTTGGTATAGTTGCATTACCAAGGGGACTTAAGCTCTTGTCTTTTAATACTTTCGTATCCGGGAATAAATGCATACCAACATACTGCATAACAGCTTTCCACTGTCTCTGTCCGGCTTTTAGTAAATCTTCGATGTGAAATTCTATACAAGCGTTGTCTATTAAATCCTGTACAGTTGACGTGTATATCTGTACTGTACCTAGATCCACTATAAGGGTTGTAAGATCTACATTCTCTACACTCTTTACATCCTGCATATATTCACACCTCCAATCCGTTTTATTCCTCTCTGCTTTTGGTATACACTATTTCCGGGTTTAAAGTCAAGCCTTAATTTTTTTACGGTGGTATTATATACTTACACCGCGCGCATATGCGGATATACACTTACTCTACATCTATAGGCTTTAGATACAGTATATTATTATTAATTTAAAAGATTAAGAAAAAGAGAGAGAAAGAGAAACATAGTTCTGAAAAGGCGACGTCAGGCGATTGTGTCGTGTTATGTCAGACGATTTTTTGTAAAAACTGATACTATTCTATCATTTTTGAACTTGTCAAAGACCTAATACACCTAGCCTTGTTTATAAAAAATTAAGAAAAGTTTTATAGTTTGTTTACGGTTTTTCGGAGATTTTGTAAGATATGACCGGACACGTTGTTTATTTTTTGGATATGGTAAAAAGAAAAAGACAGCCGGAAAAGCTGCCCTTGTTTGAAAATATCTACTTGCATTTTGTCCGATCTGATGATAGACTATGAATATGTCGCACGGCATGGATGCATGCCGTTGTGGTTCCACCAGCGATTCCGGTGGACAGGGATTGAAACAATTATATTCTCAGTGATGAAAATGAGTGGGTCAGATTCTTAATCTTTCCCACTCGATTTCTTTTAATGTTTGCCGATTGTCTGTATAATACAGCCAAAATCTCCAGCGCGATATATATTTATTTCCTGTGCATTAACCCGGTATGTCAATTCGTCATCATCATAAATCTTGAGCCAGTGCTTAAAATCAGCAACTTTTTTATAATGTGCACCTATCTCCGCGTCCTCGTCAACGACGTACGCCATGTAGCTTCCATCTTCGCCAAAATCAAGAGTGCTTGTTTTCAATCCGTTTTCATCGCATCCGACAAGTATTAATGCCGCAATATCGCTTGACCCTATAAACCTTTTCTCGTATTCTTTGTAGTTCTTCATTTTATGTTTTCCTCTCTTTCTTGTCTGGTTAATATAAATGTTGTTAAAATATTTTCTTGACTTTTGAATTATTACATGTTATTCTAAATCACGTAAGTTTTGGAAGATTAGGTTTAGTACCTTCAAATTTACGTGACTGTTGCCGGTGGATAATCCACCGGCATTTTTAAAACTTGTATTTGCCGGTTTCATCAAAATCAGATTCCTCAATTTCAACAATCTGATTTTCGGTTTCGCGCATAAATTTTTGATAATACGCTTCTCCGTTCCGGGAAAGTATTAATTCATACAGTTCCCTGTCAGATAATTTCTTTCCATCCAGAAAATCATCTACTTTTTCGTAATCAAGTTCGCCACTCTCGTCTTTAAAACCGGCATCATCAAATGATTTCCCGTATTTTTCCAAGAGTGCCGTATCATAAAGGGGGAAATCTGGATCGCTAATTATTCCTCTTCCGTCCAGCGCATCGAAAAGCTCCTTGAAACTTTCCGCTTCCTGCTCATATTCCACGAGTCCATTCACACTTGTTGCCTTCCATCTAATCATGTTCCGTTCTCCTTCCCTTATTTGCAAGTTACGTCAACCCAGCAGTGGTACTGACCACACGGCAATCTATCTTGCCAATCCGAAAAATTTCGGTTGTGCGGGCAGTCAGAACAACAGTGGCTGTTCTCCGGATTGCAATCAAAATCTTTGACAGCTTCGTTCTTGGCAACGTCCGGCTGGTTCAGCCGTTCTTCCGTTACCCAGCCAAGCCCCGCGTAAAAATACACGGTTATTCCGTTTTCCTGCTTGCTTTTCAAACCCTCTAATTTCAACATCCGTACTCCTTTCGGTGCTCTATTTCTTTGATCTGTCTATACTATAACATTTTGTGCCTTATATGTCAACAGTTTTTTGTGCCTTATTTTAAAATTTTTTCGTCATGCTCCAGCTTTTCCGCGACTGCAAGTTTAATAAAGTCGTTTGCGCTCTTGTACCCAAGCTTTTCTATGCGATCCTTTGTGCCTTTTGCAAATCTGCAATTAACACGCTCAAACTTATCATCATATCTATAGATTGCGCGCCTTGTTGCTTCTGTTGTCTTACGTTCCATGCTCTGCACCTCTCTTTCTATGTTTGTTACCATTATAGCATTTGTGCCTTATATGTCAAGGGAAAGTTTTCTTTCCTTATATAATGTTTCATGCGATTTTGTGCCTTATACATATTTCACAAGTAAAATTATGTTTTGTGCCTTATATTTTGTATATTATGCCTATTGCTTTTGTGCCTTATATTTACTATAATACAAGTATCAAATGAAGCACAGAAAACAAAAAAGGCGGTCACTCCTACCAAGAACGAACCGCCACCAATCAAAAAAAGAAAGGTAGCTATATTATAGCACAGGTAAAAAGAAATGAGAAGAACAAATAGCAAGGAAGTAAAAGCAGCAGTTAGAAATTATTTAACAGAGGTCGCACAGAGTGAAGATCTTAACACGATCAAGGACATTAAGGAGAAATTTATAAATGAATACGGCTGGGCAGTCGCAAGACTTGGAGAGCGCAACGCTTGTATTGAATGGCTTAGAGGTTTAGGCGTTGGCGTTGCATATAGTTATTATGATATTATCCGGCTTATGGCTGAATGGTTAGACGAAAGCACAGAAGAAGCCGAAAAATGGCTTGATAAACGCGGCGATGGTCTTTATTGGGACTTATTAGCAAGGGAGATTTTAGCAAGCAAATAATTAGCAAGGTTGGCGTTTCCGGGGTTCGATTCCCCGGCTTGCTTTTACCCGGAGCAACCGGAAAAATTTAGAATATGGAGGACTTGAAACCATGAAAAGAACGCTATACGAATTATTTATGGAATGTGATTGGAACGCCTGCCGTGTACCGTGGAGAATATACGGCGAAAACAATAAATTGATCTGCGCAAATTACGGCGCAGAAACCGGGAATGAATTTGACGATATGCAAGTAAAAAGCTACTCATACAACAAAAACAAGAATTATGTACGAGTTTATGTAAAGTAACCAACCGCCGCAGAGGATGCGCGCCGGATCACTACCGGCGGCGGTTTTATGAAATTGAAAAGGAGAAATAAAAAATGAATGAAAATAACTATGTTTTGCACGCAAAAAACGGCGTTGTGCTTGTGACAGAATCGCAAGCAATTAACAACGCGCTAGATCAAGAAAAAAGTGGCGTTATTCCGCGTTACTCATTCCTGGATTATAAAACCGGTGAAAACCTCACACCGCCCGGATGGCTCGTGTGGTCAACTTTTGCGGACGGATGCGGCGTTGTGTACCGCAGATCTGACGGAAAAATGATCGTAACAACAGGATTTCAAGGGGATTTTGTTGTAATTTAAGGCGGTACCATTCCGCCTTTTTCGCGTGCTTGGTGCATCCGTTCCGGTTCGATTCCGGGAGCGCGGACTACATGGAAATCGGTTTCCATGCGCAAATTGACAAATAAACACAATATAAGGAGGTGGGAAAGATGGGAAAATATGAGTATATAGGAAAAAGGGAAATCATGCGCCGGGTGTCTAACCTTGGTTATCTGGAAATATCCGGCAAAACGTGCGGCTACTCGAAGTTCGAGGGTGTGGAATGGGTGGAGTCTGCAAAAACCAAAATAACCGTCCAACGTGGCGGTGACTGGATGCAGATCACGCAAAGACCGGAAAACATAACACACACTTACAGCCGGTACGACGGGAAAAACTATCTTGACAAGTGGTAAAATGCGGTCTATGCTAGACTATAACTACAGCCGGGCAAGCGTCTTCTGGCGTTTGCCTGTGATCGGCTATAACATCAAATATCATCAATGAATTATCTATATATCTGTCTCTTATACA